AAGCGCCGTGGAGAGCTTCGTAGTATCCCCGCCAATCTCCACCGTAATCCCCTGAATCCTGGATGCCACAACCCTCACCCGCCTTTCTCCAACGAAAAAAGGAGCCACCCCGGCTCCCATAAAAATGCAACAAAAAAGCGTCTGCCATTTCCGACAAACGCCTATGTAAGTTACTATTTGATTTTAATTGATACTTCTTTTAAATAATTTATAAATGCGCTACATGATACTAACATAAACTTGGCTTCTTCAAAAGTCGATTCTGTACCTCCTATACTGCCTGCATGCCTAATGCCTTTGGCATCACTTGTATATCCGTACAGCTTTAAAAAAGCTTCTTTTAATGCCGGATGTATCTTTATACCTGCCTTTTCTAATTTTTTTAACAGAGTACCCAATTCTCCTTTTTCTTCTAGTAAAATAACACACATTGCCTCAACAGCACTTATGCTCTCTTTAATTGAGTTCTCATAATCTGGATTTTTTCTATCTGATAATCTTTCGCTTGCTTTATCTAAATGAAAATTTACTTCTTCATATGGAGATAAAGAGGCCTTTACTATTTCTTGTATTTCATTCTCATCTGTAATATTCCTTATTTTCCCTTTAATAAAACGATATCCAACGTATTCCTTTTTGAATACTTCATTATATCGTTCCTCCGGAGAAGGCAAATTGTCATATGGTAATTCCCCTTGCGTTATGTCTTGTGTTTCGTGTGAAATATATTCCAGCAAGTCAAAAACTTCAAAATAAGGATGATTTAATATGACATTATTTACTACTTCTTCCCAACTTCCATCCTGACTGATTTCTTCTGCTTCAACATAGGGAATGCAGAATACATCTTTTAGCAAATCACACCCGAAATCTGGATGAGTTTTTCTATTTCTAATGATTCCCCAATTTACATTCTCCTGCTTAAAATACTCAACAAATATTTCATCTGTTTTGTTTAGGATTTCTACTCTTGTCCGATAATCCAAATCGTCATATTGTAATGTCTTTTTCAACGAAATCAAATTGTTTCTATCGGAAAATCCCTCTCGCATATTTACATGCCAATCCTTAATATTCATATATATCACCATTGTATTTTTTCAGCTAATATTTTTCAGCCTTTTTCCACCACCAAATTATAGCAGAAAAAGGCCGCCATATCAATCAGATTTCAAAACCGGTCCATATCCTCCTGCGTCCCAATCTCCGCATACCTGCACTCGTCATTCCGGCTCTCCACAAACATATCATTCACCAGCCCAATAGACAAAAGCTCCATATCCGCCATAGAGATCCCAAGCTGCACACACCGAAGCAGAAACAGCGGCGTAGTCATCTCCCGCTCTGTTGGCCGAAGTTTTTTTTAGCCTCCGCATCCGTCTTCACATTCAGCCCCCACAGCTTGATAAGCTCCGGCAGCACCTGATAAATCGAAAACGTATTAAACCCGTCCAGCCATTCCTCCACATCGTCCGGGATAGCCGGGTCTGCGTGCTTCGCCATCGTATAAGCGATATTCTCAAACATCTCCAGAGAAAACAGATCCAAGTTGGAACGCTCCTCATCCCCCTCCCCAATGCTCTTCTCCAGAATCCGCAGATCCTTATAAATATCCCTCTGGAACTTCAACCGGTAAATCCTCGGAATCGCCGCCGATGCCTTAAACAGCACCTCCTTCCCGTCAATCCCGACCTTCCTCACAATACTCATACCCTTTCAGCCTCCTTCAACCCTGTCCCTCTTCCTCGACACCGCCGCCAGCCTCCGTCTTCGGAACCGGCAGATACACACTCTTATACCACCCCTCATAAGTCTCCGCCGAAGTCTTATTCCCCGTCTTCGCCTTCACATACCCGCTTGCCAGCGGCCTGGCCTTCACCGTCAGCGTCTCCGTCTGCACCTCCCGGCTCTCCTCATTGGTCTTCCCCTCAATCTTCGGCCTGCTGGCAGAACAATTATACAGCACATGCCGGATCTTCCTGATATCCCCGTCAAACTCAAACAGCAGCGCAAAAGCCCCCGTCTCCGAATTGGCGTTCTCCACCAGCACCTCATTCCCGTCCGCTTCCTCCTTCAACACATCCGTCCGGAAACTCTCCGGGATCAGCGCCAGCTCCAGGTCCCCGTCATACCCCATATTGTTGGCAATGATATAATACTCAATCCCGTCCGCATAAAACGACTCCGGCTCCCCATTCGGGTCCAGCGCCAGCGAAACCGCCCCAGGCATCGCCACCGGCGCGTCAAACGTCATCTCCCCGTCCTCCGCCACCCTCTGCAGCGCATAATGACAATTACAGATATTAAACTTCACCTTATTATTCATCCGCCCTAAACCTCCATCTCATACAAAACCTCATACAGCCGCTCCGACTCAATCCAGACCTCACTCTTCCCATAGAAAATCCCATGCCTCAACAGCACCGCCTCTATGCCCTCCTCCAGCTCCGGGTCCTTCAAGTCCGTATACACCTCAATATCCAGCGCATTCCTCTTAAAATACGCCACCCCGTCCGCAGAAAAATTATCCGCCCTGGGATAAAGGAACACCGCAAACGGCGGCTCCGGCGCCTCCCCTTCCACAAAATGGTCATAGGCAAAAGGAAGCCCCAGTTCCTCCATCATTTTCAGCACATCCTCATGGCTCACTTAGACAGCCCCCTTTTTATCCCCTCTTCCAGCTCCCGGACACCCTTTTCCTCCGCCGGGGCAATATGCGGGACAGCCTTCACCCGCCCGCCGCCCCGCTTCGCATGGCCCTTCTCCAGAAGATGGGTAAGCTGATACCGGTCCCTGCTATGCACCACCACCTCCAAAACATTGGAAGTCTCCCTCTGCCGCCTCACCGCCCAGCTCTTCTTATACCTCCCGGTCTTCACCGGCGCACCCGCCTTCGTCTCCCTCTTCACCGTATCCCCGGCCTTCCTCACACAGTCCTTCATCACGTCTGCGGCAAGCTCCGCATACTCCGTAAGCCCCTCCATAATGACATCCGCCATCCGGTCCACAGACACCCTCTGATTCTCCGACACCTGATCACCTCTTCACCAAAGAAGCCCGCAGCTTCAACGTCCTGTTCTGATACCGCACATTGTCAATAAACACAAGATCATAAACCTGCCCCCGAAACAAAACCCGGTAATGCTCCGTGTCCATACCGGCCACCTCCGAACAATACCGGATAATGAAATAAATATCCCTCTGCGCGTTCACCTGCGCCGCCTCCCAATACTCCTTCCCGGAAAGACCGTTCACAAAAGCCGAACAGCAGAAATAATCCTCCCAGACCAGCACATGGTTCCCGGCCTTATCATTCCCCAGGGAACTTCTCTGGATTGTAATCCGCTCCTTCCACTCCCCCAGAGGATACCCCTTCCGGAAGCCGCCGCCGTCCCTGCTGCCGCTGCCCCCGCTCCACTCCGCCATCAGAACACTTCCCTCCTGATACCGAACAACAGAGAGCGCAGCGTCTGTACCAGTTCCTCATGGTCCGCCTGCTCCCTGTGCTCATACAAATACGCAGTGACATACAGAACAGCAATCCGCGCCATAGGAAGATGCCCCTCCAGCTCTTCCGCTTCCATCCGCGCCATATCCGCGCACATACTCTCCCCAGTCTCCAACAGCCCGGAAATAAACCCGTCCTCGTCCCCGCTGTCCACCCGGAGATACCGCTTCGCCTCTTCCAGCGTCACAACCGCCATCCCGCATCCCTCCTGCCTTTAAAACCAAAACACCCCGAAACCTTACGCCCCGGCGCTGCTCCCCTTGATCGCCATAGTCTTCACCGCCTCCGACAGAATCAGCTTCCCGTCCACCCTCTGGCTCGCCAGGAAACCCACCTGCCCGTTAGCCGCAAACAGCTCATTCAGCCTCTTAAAAGACCTCCCCTGCCGGTCCGCGATCCAGTAATAAGAGAAATCCCCGAAGGCCATCACCTTCGCCCCCGCCGCAACCTCCGGCACATAGGCGGAAGTATGGTACGGACGGTTCAGGATCATGTCCGGCTGCCCCGCCTGCACGGACGGCTGCCAGATATAATTGCCGTTATTGTCTTTCAGCTTCCGCAGGGCCTTCACCGTGGTATCATTCAGCACCCAGACCGCCTTCTTCCGGTACGGGGACTTCACCGCATAGAACAGGTCCATCACATCGTCAAACGTGATACCGGCAGCCGCCGTGGTCACTCCGTCAGAAGCCCCGCCCGCGGCATTAAAAATACCCGTAGGCTTGCCCTTCCCGTCCCCGGTAAAGAACGCCTCTTCCTCCTTCGCCCCGATCCTGCGCCCGAACTCCTTAGAGATATATGCCTCCAGGTCAAACACACTGTCATTCAGAAGCTCATCCGACACTTTCAGCATCGTCGCCACCTTGTACGCCCCGATGGAAACCTGCCCGAAAGAATCATCCGACTCCGGGTAAGCCCCCTCCTCGTCAATCCAGGAAGCCGTCCCCTTCGTGGCCACCACCGGGATCTTCCGGTCCCCGCTGGAAGTCTGGATCACCGTAGCGATTCCCCGGAAAAAATTCTCCTCCTCCAGAGCCTCCACCAGCGTATGCTCAAACTCGTCCGGCACCAGATACCCGCACTCCGAATCCGTCCCCAC